TCTTTATTGTAAACAACACCATTATGACATAATGCTATTTTACTTCCCATTAAGGGATGATTATTCCTGTTACGTTCTGGTCTGCCGTGGGTTGAAGCTCTAGTATGTAACATAACCCATCTAGGAGTTCTATTCATACTAAATGCTAGACCTGTAGCTAGTCCACTTAGTTCGTAAGCTGGCTTGTCTGTCTTGTAATGCCTAATACCTGTAGGACTTTCATACGCAACGCCTGAAGCGTCGGTTCCTCTGGACTGTAGATTGTTCCACATTGTCCTGAGAGCTTGCTTTGCCCACCGTGGGGCATTTTCAGTATTACCCGTTTGGTAATATCCGCCTATTCCGCACATGTTTATCACTTTTGTTTTTGTCAGTAGTCGCCCACTGATAATAGGACATATGTCCCATTGTATATAAAGCCTTTGTTGACCCTTTTTTGAGTTTTCTATGGGTTAAACAAAAACTAAATAAATGTAAAGCGGACAGTTTTTTATGATGTCCAGCATAATTCTCAAATAATGCACACATGTATATGTTCAAAATGAAAAAAGCATTAACCAGCCTCCGATTGGTGTGCATTATTCTACCGTTTAATCCTCAAATTTCAATAATTCTTTTTCCCAAAGTTCACTTACTAACTTGTTAAAGGAATGGAAATTAGCGTCTTCTAAAGCGCTTTTAAACACTGTTAGAATGTCTTCCCCTACCCAAAGACAGGTTTGACTTATTTCACGTCCTAACTTCTCTAAATCTTCTTTAGTTCCTCTACCGTTTTCTTTTCTATATGTAAGCATATTTAATCATCCTCCATTCCATCACGCCATCTTGTTTCACCTACGTTTCTCCATATCATACAATCGCTACAGAAATGCGCATTAGCGACGTTTTGAGTGCCTTCATCGTATTGGGCTTCCTGATTACACTCTGGACAGTTTACAGGCATTTATTCTACCTCTCTGTTTAGCATTTCTATTACTTCGTTAGCCATCTTTTGAACTCCCAAAATATACATTGATACTCCGTGAGTTAGTTCATTTTCTGGTCGCCCAAAAGTCATATCGAATTTTAGGTTCTCAGCAATGGTTTCTATTGCTTGCTTTTGTTCAGTTGTTTCATGTTGTTGCATGTTTATCACTATATAGTGAGTATCAAGGGGGTATATAAAGATTTAAAGGCCATCTAAGCACAAAAGGACATATGTCTAGAGCTTTGTTAGCCTCCGCTTAAGTATTTTGACATTGGTGTTTTTTGATTGATTAACACTTACAAAAATATAAATAATAATAATAGTAACAAATAAATAAATAATACACACAATAAATAAAACACACAAGTAAATAGTGCACACAATCAAATAAAACACACAAGAAAGTGTGCATTATATCATAAAACAGTCAAATAACGCACATTCTATGGGTTAAACAAAAAACAGCCTAGATTTAGGATTCCCTAATTTCGACTAAAATGTGCATTTTTCAATTCGTCAAATAGCGAACGTGTGCGCTATTGGATAATTTCCAATATTAAACGCACACTTGTCTATTTTTTCAGTCTTAAATTATGTGGCCGTTGATTAATCTGTTAACCAAATTTGGCCAGTTAACACTGTGTCTTAATGAGTAGTCATCTAGTATGAAATCGTTTTCTCTATTCCATCTTAATACTAACATTCTAATGCTTACCATTGTTGGCCGTGGATGGTTAACCATAAACTCTCGGATAGTATCGTATAATTCTCTATCATTAGCCATATGTAATTCCACCTCATAATCTAAAGTGCCATAAATTTGGGTGGCAGTGGACGCACTTTCTTGATTAGTTTCTATATTTGGGTTGCCAGTATTCGCGGGCTGGGTTTCAGCGCCACTAATAGCGCTAAAACCGTTATTTCTGGCCCTTTTTCTGGAATATTCCCGAACTCCAGATTTACCGAAGCCTAAAAAGTTCATTAGGCCATCAATTGTGAGGTTGTAATCTTCACAGTTTCGGCCGTCATATTTTCGGTCCCAGCTTCTGGTAACCATTCGCTCCATTAACTTAACCCAGTTTAATATTTTTCTAGCATTAGTTGAACCGTTATGCTGTCTAAATTCGACAGTTCCATAAGTTTCTAAAGATGACAAATTAATAACTTGATATCTGCCAGACATTCCATAAATTAGATGTGCATAATTCTCTTTATTTTCCGAGAATCTTTTGACCTCTTCTTGTGTCATCTGTGCGCCATCTGGAATATAATTACAGTAGGTATTGCCCCTTCTGGAAGGACTTACCAAAGCATCTATTACAGGTTGAAAATAAGCATAATTCCTTAATAGATTAGCTGTAAATTTCTTAGCTGGTTTATTCTTTAATGCTTGAAGTTTTCCACTAGAAGTTCCAGTATTTACACGTCTCTTGAAGTGATACTTATCTAATACCTCGAAATGGACGTGAACACCGCATGTTCTATCGACCTTAACTAGTCCTTCTATAGCTTTGCAAATATTGGTTATTTCCTTTTCTATATTTCTGGCTCCTTTCATTGGAGGACTTACCAGTTCAAAACCTCCATAACTTAGAGAGCTATCCGAAACAGCTTTCCAGCATGATATGACATTGTGAGTATATCCTGCATCATGGATGTTAATTCCTGCTTCTCTAATGCTGGCCAAAATTTGGCGCTTACTGACGTTGCGTTTTGGGATGATTTCCATCTCGACACCGACTTTATACATACTCTACCAGTAGCGGACACTAGTTAAAGGCGCCCTATAGGAATCTGTGCTTAAATCCAAAAAAGGACATATTTTCTAGCTACTTTCAAAATCCCGAATGCATCCTAGAAAACTTACCAAAATAATAATAAATTCTACTACTATAATAATAATACAAAATAATACATATTTCCAATAATACAAACTACCAAAATAATGCACATTCTTTAATCTAATTATGTGCGTTTTTCACATTGGATAATATCCAAAAATAAAACACAAATGACCTCAACCTCCTCACATTTAGTTCGCGCATTGCCGAAAACGCACACTAAAAAAATGCACACTGGCCTTCGGTATAGATGGGTGCCTTCAAATTCTAAGGGTGGGGTAATCTATAATTCTTCGGAGTTTCTCTATGAGGAGGGTCATATTATTTTTTTTTGGAGTTGCTACCACAAAGGTTATATGTCCCTGTGGCAGGGGTAGCGTATGGTATACGCCAAAGAGAAAGGGTGGCCTAAGCAATACATTTTGAATTGTGGTAGGGATAAGATGCGACAGGCCGTGTTTGCGGAGATGCAGGAGTTGGCTAAGGTTGATGAGGTTAGTTTGCAGGAGGAGATATGGGAAGCATTGCTGATACATACGAGAAGAAGGAAGTTATGAGGGATTGGCAGTGGCGAGCGGCAGTTAGGTTGGACTACCTTGAGTGGAAAGAGTTAAATAGAGAAGGGACATATGACCTACATGAGTGATAAGGTTTGGAAGAAGGGACATGTTTGGACCCAGAAACATTTGGAGACGGACATACGGTTAGTAGACATCAGAAATTTTGCGAAGCGCAAGATGGCAGGATTGAAAGAGGACGTGCATGATTTGCAAGTGTGGTCGCCTATGGGTGATAATGAGATGAAGGCATTTTTGACGGGATATTATGGTGCGTTGGATGATTTGAAGAAGTGGACGATGGAGCAGGTGGACGATGGCGAATAGTTTAGATGTATGGATAGTGTTATTGGATGAGATAATGAATCATGTTCAGAAGTTTGTGGATGAGAATCCCATGAAATACAAAGGAAAGGAGTTAAAGGCTTATACGACAGGTTTGGGTATGGTATCAGTATTATGCAAGGCTATGATAGAGGATGTGATGGGGGAGAAGGATGACTGATTATTGGCGATGCAAGGTATGTGGATATCCTATGACGACAAAAAGCTATGAATTGGATGGTGGATACTGTCAGGACTGTCGGAATGAGTGATTTTTTGAGTGCACTTTTGATATGTGTAGCGTTTGTGGCAGGATTTTGGACAGGGGTTGATTGGTATAAGAAGCAGATAATGGGGGAGGATGCAAAAACGCCACGCACCGAGTGAGGTGCATGGGTTAACGTTATGTGGATATGAGTGTACACCCTCGGAGTTTGAGGCGATGCGAAGGAGGGGCACTAAATTCGTTAGTTGCAAGCGTTGTTTGAATGCGTTAGATTTACGGGAGTTGATTAAAGATGACGAAATATAAGTTAAAACACAAGGAAGAGGCGATGCAGATATATTTGGAAGGTAATAGTTTCAATGATGTTGCTACGATATTACAAGAGAGGCACAAGTTTGTGCCACCGTTGAATAAGAGCACAGTTAGGAAGTGGAGTGATTCGATGGGTTGGCAGGAGTTGATGCAGGATGTCAAGCATGAGGTAAGAGAGGTAGTAAAGGAGCAAGTGGTTAAGAACCGAGTTAGTCGATTGGAGCAGGTTGAGGAGGTGCGTGGTGCTTTCTTGGACAGGATGCGAGAGAAGAGTGGTGTTGACATACGGGGTCACGAGTTTGCTAAGTTGACAGAGATGGCGGAGAAGATGAGTCTTCGTGAGAATGAAAAACAAGAGTTAGTAGAGACGATTAATGAGTGTATAAGTCAGGCTTTGGAAGAGGTCAAGATGGATGAGAACGTAAAGCAGCAGTTCCTTTTACGTTATATAGAAAAACTTAGGAACGCAAGTAATTACATATGAAGAGTTGGTTTGAGCATTTAGGAACGACAAAGGGTATGGTTATCAAATACTTGAAGGAGCATCCTCATACGAGGGAGAGTGATATTGAGTTATTTTACATGATATTGAAGGATTATTATAGGGCGATACCTCATAATAAGAAGAGTAGTATTTACGAGGAGCAGTTTATGACGGACTTGTATGTTTTGTTGAAGTATGCACCAGATAAGGGGACAGTTAGTCGGATGCGTCGTCGTATTCAGAATGACGACCACATGTATCAATCTACAGAGGATGTTAAGAGGATGCGAGATGAGCTTGAGACTAAGTTCAGGAAGTGGGCATCGCAATGAAGTGGAGATTTGATTGTTTTGTTTGTGGAAACAGATGGGAGCGGGAGCACAAGAACATAGGAGAGGAGCATTTTATTTACAGTAAGAAGAAAGAGGGTCGGCCTTTGGTAGATTGCTATGAGTGCAAGCAGCACGATATTTACACGCCGATAATGGGAGATATGGTGGGCAATCGTGGATAGAATCATTCATAAGTACAAAGGAGACACGCAATGGACATTGTGTGGGCGTTATTCGGCATGGATAAAGGGAAGTATGAACATTTTGGCTAGCGATAAGGACCATGAGGTGAATTGCAAGGCATGTAGGAGTCAGATAGATGAGCAATCAGGTGCAGAGAAATAAGATTTCAAGACTTTTAAGGACCAGTAATCGCAATAGGAATGCGTTTCGGTGGAGTAGTAATGAGACTAAGGCTCATATTGACATGAAATTTGCGATTTGCAGGAAGTTAAAGGAGTGGGGGCACGAGTTTTACACGGAAGCCATCTTTGATGACACTGGTTTGAGGGCAGATGTGATAGATGCGGACGAGGGAATCATCTATGAGGTGGTAAATACTGAAGATACAGCTAGTATTTTGCGAAAAGGCCGTCATTATCCGTTAGAAATCAGGGTTGTCAATGCAAATCAGAAGTTTTCGGAAGAGTTATTGCTATAGGAAATACTTAAATAGCTAAGGACATATTATCTTTTAGATGAATAATAACTTTGCTAAGGATTTAGAGGATGGGCATAAAGGAGAAATGGCTGTTAGGCATTTTGTCGAATCGGTTATGGGGTTACAGTTTAAGAAATTCAATGATAATGCGTATTTTGACATATTATTTCAGAATCCGTATGAAGACCCAGTGACATTTGAGGTAAAGAGTGACTATTGGGAGAAGGATTGGGACAATGGAGGCTCAGGAAACATGGTAATAGAGTATAAATGTCGTGGAAAGCCGAGTGGAATAAGAAAAACGAAGGCTACATACTTTGCGTATTACATACCAAATGTTCAGGACAAGCAATTATGGGTCATAAAGGTTGAAGACTTGAAGAAATTGATAAAAGACAACGATTTTAAGCGTGTAAATGGCGGTGAGACGTATTATGACAATGATGAGAAGGTAACAAGGTGCTTTTTGATAGACAGATACAGGTATAGGAAGCATTTTGATGTTTATACTTGGGATGGAAGGGGATGGATAGATGATTAGGATTCACAAAGACGGCGAAGTTATTAAAGAGACCGAGGATATACAGACATTAGTTCAATTCTTGGACTATTATGAAGACCATCCGATAAAGATGGTTGAATTTAGGGTAAACCATGACGCAATCGAAGAAAGGAATCGACGACAAGCTGCTGAACTTGGCAATTAGCGGTGCTTTAGAGACATTAAAGAGCACGCCACTTACATTAGAGGCATTTATTGATGATGTATTACGTCATTACATGGAGTTAGAGCCTGGAGAATATGTCCCATTGGGTCAGATGCATGCGGAGTGGGCAGATGCGTTTGAAGCTGGAACACATACTTCGATAATTTGTGCAAGGGGTCACTTGAAGACGTCTTGGGGGTTGTCAGCACTTGCGTATCAGATGGCAATGCAGCCAAACTACCGTGCGTTGTATCTTTCGGCTACGTTGGAACAGGCGTGGGACAAGTTAGAACAGTTTGAAGAAATATGTCGGCGTTCTTGGCGTCTTAATTCGTTTATGAAGGCACAGTCTGAGGATGACAAGGTAACTTGGCGTAAGGGTGCTAAGTATTTCAACAATGGAAGTAGGGTTCACGCTGCGAGTATTGGTAAGGCGTTAGAAGGTCCTCACGTTCACATGATTATATTGGACGATATTTTGCAAGAGTTTCCAAATATGACTGATGAAAAAGTTATTCATTACATAAAGAGAGTTGTGATGCCGATGCGTTTGCCAAAAGCTAAGATGTTATTGGTAGGAACGCAGAAGAGAGTTGGAGATGCTACAGATTGGGCGCAGCAGAACAGTCAGTGGAACTCGGTACGTCATCCTGCTTTGTTGAAAGATGGAACTCCACGTTGGCCTGAGTATTGGGACCAAGACAGGTTGGATAAAGAAAGGGAAACGATGGGAAGTAGGGCTTTCGAGTCTGAGTATATGTTAAATCCGTTGGACCCAGAGAGTGCGGTGATACCTTACGAGGTGTTGAAGCCATGTTTACATGATAGCATACAGATGGGCTTGCCTCCAGAGGGTGATGATTGGTTTGTAACAATGGGGGTTGACTTGGCTGTAGGTATGGACAGTCAGAATGATGAGACGGCTTATGTTGTTATGGCTTACAATAGGGTAACTTTAGAACGAAAGGTATTGTATTGTTGGAGTGGTAAGATTCGGGCTAAGGGTGCGGGTTGGTTAGAGGCGCAGGTAGTTACGATGAAGAGTTTAGCAGATAAGTACAAACCAGATAAGATAATGGTAGAGTCGAATGGTTATCAGAGGCTTGTTGTTCACACTGCGAAGGAGTTAGATGGCATGCCAGTAGAGGGTCACAATACGGGAAGAGAGAAACACAAGCATTCC